GACTCAGAGGTAATGTAGTCAAGCCAGATAGTTCCGTTGTACTGACGAAGGTTACCAATAACGGTGTCGAAGTAAACTTGACCAGTTACTGGGTTTGATGGGGCTGAAGCAAGATTCTGGATAGCTGCGTTCTGCAGTTCGTTCTTGTTCAGGTTAATTGGTGTCAAGAAACTACGTGACATAATTTTTCCTTAGGATAGAATCGCAGTACCAGAAAGCGGAACTGAGAAGTGAATAGTTAGGTGTTTGTTGTCAATGTGAACTACATTGCCTTCGGTTTGCGTTCCCTCTTGCCAAATACTGCCGCTGCTATCAAAGACGGTGACGTTTGGATAGAAGTTTAGGTTATGAACAATTGTCCAAGTATTAGAAGAAGCATTTTGGGTGTGCTTATACGCAATAGGTGGGAGTTGATTAGGAACACCAGGCAGCATAGTTATGTCTACTGTCTGATTTTTTTGATCGTTTGGTATGCCAAAATCTGTAGAAGTGTAACTAGGGCCTGTAGGACCTGTTACAAACGGACCACTCTGTAGAAGAGAAATATCTACATCAGGATACACAGGGAGAGCAATGTTGCACTCATCCAATGGTTGCATTATAGAACCACCGTGCTAACTCGTTCTGTGAAGAAATTACCACCCTTGATCTCTACAGGAAGAATAGACCCACTATTAACATCTGTGTTATTAGGATCTACTAGCTGTAATGACCAGTAGGTTCTTTCAGCCAAACGCAAGGTGTTGTCTGAACTTAAAGATAAAGTGGCAGTGTAGGTTCCGTCCGTGGGTCCATCAACAGACAACTCAAAATTTTCGACGACCAATACACTGCCACGCTGATTCAGGAGCTTAGCTACGAAAGACACACTGTTGTCGTAGTCTCCTGTAAATGTAATATCCTTAGTAAATGCACGGCCTTGGTAAGCAGTAAGCTCACCAGAATCTGTAGGCCAAGCAGGTTGCTTATCACCATAAGTAGGCAATTGATCAGCAACACGCTGAGGATAAGAGCGGTCATCGACTTCTTGAGGCTTGTAGACAGGGACATATCTACCAGTTGCCTTAGAGATGCGACGAAGTGTAAAGACATCAATCTTGTATAGTCCTACACCAAGTTGTACACAAAGATCTCTGTATTGAACTTGACGAGCTTGCACCATATCCATTAGCTGGCGGTAACGCTCTGATCTAGGAATTGAAACACCGTCTGGAGCTGCAATATCAATATCAAAAGATGAATCTGTGGCTAGGGTGTACAGCGCCAAAGTAACTGCGTAAATAGATACTGGGTACTCTTCAATAGTAGGAAGATTTGCTACAGTAATCTGTCTACCTAAGCTATCTACGTGACCTGCAGAGTGTTGCGCTACTGCATCAGTTACTAATGACTCTAGTTCTGCTGCGGTAAAATATCTAAAGTATTCACCACTTACAACAAACTGATCACCGTCTGCGGGTAGTCCTTCAACTACTAGTACTCCAGTAGATTCTTCTACATAGGAAGTAGAAGTAACATCAGTGCCATTTTTGTACACAACAACACAGCTTGCGTCTAAAGGAGAGTAGCCTAAACGGAATCTGTTAGTAGTTCCATCAGCCATAAACTGTGCAACAAATGACTTGCCAGTGTCGCCAAGTTCTAGTCGAACTCGACTCACTAGATTAGCAATTGTTGCCACGTTTCCTCCAATAATTACTTACTATTATGTTCCCTTAAAATCGGGATAAATACAGCGTAAAAAACCCACCCCACTATGGATCGGCGGATTATAGTGGGGTGGGTTAGTTTAACAACGACTAGTTAAGCCAGAGGTAACCTAGGCTCTGAAGGTATAGCGCAAGATCACGAGGAACCTTGTACTTAGCTCCAGCCTTGAAGTTGTACTCTCTTGGAGTGCCGTTAACTACGCCGTAAGTCATCTGCTCAATATCGCTTACAGTGCGAATGATTACTGAGTCATTATTTACAGCAACGCCCACTTCTTCAATCTCATCGATTAGTAGTGGCTTGTCTGGGGTCTTAGGGTCAAACACATCACGCTCAAGGCTTTCGGCCTCTACTTGACGGCTGATAGAAATTTCTTCCTTGCGCTTCTCGAGCTCTTCTCGATTACGCTTTGCAGCGTCTTCTGCTGCACGTCCTGTTGCGTCCTGAGGACTAGTTGGTTTAGTTGCCACGGTTTATTTCTCCTGATATTTGTTTATAGTTTGTGTTGGGGGACCTGGTAACCCAGGCCCCCCTCCACTAATTTTTGGCTATTAAGCGGTGTAAACCTTGTTGATAGCCTGGTCGGTGATGATACCAAGTCCCCAGATGGCGTACCATGCTAGTGCGTGCTCACGACCAAAGTCAAGAACACCACCATCACGAAGCTCAACTGGAAGCGAGATAGCGTGACCGAATGCGTTGTCACCAATCATGATTGACTCGTAGATGTCAACAGCAGGGGTACCAGCAGTTGCCGAAGCGCCAGCGTTCTCTGGGTTACCACCTAGACCAGGACCAGTGTTAGTCTTAACTGGAACCGAGGTCTGGTCCGAAACAGTTCCAACAAGGGAGCTGTAGTCGAATGCAGAAGAAGCAGCAAGCTTCTTAACCTGAGTGGTCTCAATGAACACGACGTCGTATAGACGGCCGATCTCACCTAGCATGAAGTTACCTGGAGCAGCGTACTTGGTAACTTCGATGAACTCTGGGTTCGAACGAAGGTCACGAGACTGCTTAGGGTGGATGAACTGAACATAGGTCTCACCAATGCGAGGGATGTTCTTACCTGCAAGTACTAGAGCCGAGTCCTTAATGGCAGCAGTAGTTAGCTTGTGGTTAGCAGTCAGAGGGTGTGAACCGCCTGAGATGCTGTCAGCAGCAACACCTTCGTCGTAGTTGGTGAAGGCACCGCCCGAGATACCTGAACGGTCATAACCAAAGGTTGCCGAAGTAGCAGCCGATAGGGTGTTACGAGCCTGGATGTCCAGGTACTGAGCCATGTGGCGACCTAGTAGACGAGAAGCCGAAGCCATGATGTCGTCGAACGAAGCGTTAAGTAGAAGCTCCGAAACAGCAACTGCATAGCCGTGCTCTGCTACGGTGATAGCAATCTGCTCAGCGGTTAGTGCGTTAGTGGTCATACGAACACCTTCGGTAAGTGGAGTTGCGTCCACTGCGAAGTTCTTGTAACGTAGGAAGTTAACACGTAGACCAGGGGCTACACCAAGCTCAGTCTTCTTAACAGCAAACTGCTCGAAGCGTAGGATTGGCATGGCCTGGAATAAGATTTCCTTCGACCAGATGGTCTGAATAGCCTGCGATAGCTGGCTGTTCGAACCTGAGTAAGCGGTAGGGGCTCCAGCAAGCTGGCCCGAACCTGTAATAGCTGAAGCCATTAGGGTTTTCCTTTCGGGATGTTTTTATTGTTTTGGGGGTTATCCGAAGAGACCCTGACCTCTATTGTTACTTGCTGCTCCAAGAATCTTGGAACGTTTTTCTGCATATTCCTTTGCGCTCATGTTCTTGATTGCATCAGGAGATAACGAGAATTGGTCCGAATTGGTGTCGAGGGGTCCAGAGGCAGGCATCGTTACACGAGAACCAGCCATTTCCTTTCGAGTTTGCAGACTCGCAGCCTGTACAGACTCTAAGATATTCGCAGTCTTTTCTTTAGCACGAAGGATGCTCTGCTCAATCTCATCCTTAGTGTTGCCATTTACTAGGTCAAGTAGTTGTGGCATAATGTCGTCTTGCTCCTGTGCAAGACGGGTATTGCGGTAAGCCTGGAGTTCGTTGTACTCCTGCTCACGCTGTAGAAGAGCTAGTGCACGCTCACGCTCTTGGCGTTCTGCCTCGAGCTGCTTCTGCCACTCTTGCTCCTTAGCCTTAAGGAGCTCCTTGACAGACATTTCCTCTTCTAGCTGTGCCTTCTTAGCCGCTTCACGCTCAGCACGCTTTGCAGCACGCTCAGCCTCACGCTGTGCTTCGAGACCCTTGGCTTCTTCAGCCGCCTTACGCAATAGTGCGATTTCCTCTTGAAGATTCTCCACAGTCTTGTAGACCTTGTCCTTTTCCTGCTTACGTGCCTTAGCAATATCGTCTGCAGTAAACTGACCTGGATTAGCTACTTCCTGTGCAAAAGCATCAGTAGGAGTTGTAGGAGTTGTTACATCCTGGATGTTGTCTTCCGACATATGTTCTCTTTTCGTTGATTGGGTCGTTTTCCGAGTTAGTGCCACATGACCTATTAGTAAGTTACAAAACTAGTTTCCAGGGTAAACCTAGACTTTGTCTCGCTAAACTTTTTATTTAGTTATTTTTTATTGTTCTGGCACTGTTCTTCTTGACGGAGTTTTAGTTCCGTAAGCTTCAGTAACCAAAGTTTCTCTAATTTGTTGTTCAGCAGCTAGTTGTTCTGAATCCACTTGATTAGCTTCTGGGTCAGTGCCTTGAGGCCCAAGTTGTCCATCACCCATGACATCTCCATTACCCATCATCATTGGGTCAATAGGAGTAGCAGTTCCATCAGGACCTGGCATCATTCCAGTCATATCCATAATTTGCTTTTGGATCTGAACCTTAAGTAAGTTCAATGCTCCTTCAGCCTCAGCTTCAGACATAAGCTCTTCACGAATCTCTTGTAGTTTCTCTTCTGGAAATTCCTGTCCAAGAGCACGTAGAGCGCCTTCCTTAGACTCTAGACCCATAGAAATCTTCTGAGATAGTTCGTTTAGTAGAACAATGTTATCTAGAGGAAGTGGGGGAGGGAAGTGGGCATAGTTAACAAAAGTTAAAGGATCATTAGGATCAAGTTCAGTAACTTGACCATCCTTAATAGGGCCATCCTGATTAGGATCATAAATCAGGGTTTCTGGTTCCTTTACAGCAAGGTTTAACATAACTAGCTCGTTAATACGCTCTAGTCCACGACCATACTGCGAAACTTTCTGGGTCCAACGGTTCATTAGCGGTTGGAATTGAATAGCAAGAGCTACACCAGAAGTGTTGGATACAGGAGCAGATTGTCCTAGAGCAGACTCTGGGATCTGCATAAGTTCGTGCATAGACATCTTTAGCATCTGCATGTATTGCATTGCGCCGTTTAGTCCAGCTGCTCCACCTTCAAGGTTAAATACCTGGGAGTCTTTAGGGAGACCACCCCAAACCTTCTTGGCACCCTTTTCTAGATTAGACGCCTTAGCACCAACAATAACTGTTACAGGAGCAGCGTGGTAGTTGATGATGTCTGCAATATCAGTAGCAATTTCGTTGTAAGAACGGTTAACTGTAATGATATCGTGTGCATCTGACAGACCCCAAGGAGAACCAGATACAGGAATATTAGGAATATGTACTACAGGAATCTGACCCAGTGGGTTTGGGCGTGAGTCAATTAGCTCATCATTAATGTACTCTTCGATGATATCATCGGTAAGAATCTCAGTATAAGTGAATACTTGACGAGTACCTTCTAGAGAGGTTCCCCAAAAGCGGTACTTTTGCTTGAAACGAAGCAAACGAGTACGGTCATGTGGATGGAACTCAGGGAAACAAAACGCAGGGTTCAAAGGAAGAATACGAACACGGCCTGGGTGAAAACGACCAATAGAGTCTTCCCAAGCTTCTTCATAGGCTACTTTAACAAAGCAATCTCCAGTAATTCCACCAGTTTGGGCCATTTCGAATAGAACGGCTTGCTTGTTATTGTCAATATCCCAGACACGCTCTAAACGGTTAGGAACAATAGCTTCAGTTAACTTAGGGCTACGGAAGTGAACGCCATTACCAAAAGTAAAACGTGCTAAGTAGTCAAGAAACGCACGGTAGTAATTAAGGGAAATTTGCATTTCACCTTGTTCTCTACGATAACCCCAGTGGTGACCAAGGTACATCGCCCAGTTAAGTGAGTATCGGTTTAGGCGTGGGCCATGAACCTCAAACTCCTCATCAGCTAACTCTACCAAACCTAAAGGAGAGATAGAGATAGTTAGGTCTGAAGAGGCCGCTCTATAACTAGGTGGAGAAAAGTCAGTGAATGACATTAGTTACTTTCGTGTTTCTTCTTCTTGTCGTAGCCAGTACGCTCTTTGTGCTTCTTTTCATCTTTTGATGCACTGTGGTCATTGTGGCCACGTTTTTCTAATGAACGCTCTTGTTGCATGCGGGCAATTGCTTTATCACGCTTAGTTTTTTCAGTTGCGTCTTCAAACTTACCGCCAAGCTCTAGATAGCGACGGTGTACCCAGTGTGAGGCACCTGGAGAAGGATAAACTCTATATTTTGCTTTTGCTTGAGTAGTCACCATAGCAAACAGCTTTGGATTCAATGGCACATCAGCCATAATATTCTCCTAAACCCGTTGAACCTATCCCCCACACTATTAGAGAATGTAGGGGATAGGTTGCTAAACGTAATTAGTCGTTTACGACTGTTGGGTTCATACGCTGGGTACGACCACCAGAGACATACTTGGTCTCGATAACCTGCTCAGCGTTGTTTGAGAACGAACCGTGTGCAAACTCACCTAGGAAAGTAGGTGCTTCAATCCAAGCAGCTGAACCTACGTGAGCACGCTCACTAAGGGTCTCAGCAGCTGGCTTCTGCCATACTGGTGCGTTGCGGTTTGGGCGGCCTGGAGCTGCGGCAAAACCGTTTGCTACACCAACCTGGAAGTCCGAAGGAACATCGGTGTCAGTAGCAACACCCTCTTCAAAACGAAGTGGGCCACGACGCTCAGGATTTCCTGCGGTCTTCAGTTCGTATACCTGAGGTGAACGCTCAGGGAATTGTGGGGCTGGGGATAATCCCATGGTTACTCCTTAGTTAAATGAAATGCGCATTTCAATAACTAGTTTGACTGATTATTTGAGATTTGTATTGCTAAAAGAAGACGTTAGAGCTAACTTCTATAGAAGGCATAGTTAGTTCTTTAGTTAAACTACAAGCAATAGCTAAGGAGTCTACAAAGTCATCATGTGCGTAGGCTTCATCTGGGGCGGAAACCATGAAATTACTACCCCTGTATTGAATTTCGGCATCGGTCATTTGCTGGTAGAAACGTTTCCAAATACGGAGGTTACGAGTCTTAGCATGTGCTGGAAATCCAAGCATTCTTCTTTGAATTAATGCCTGTAGATGCTTAAATCTAGAGGACTGCTCTGATTGGCTAGATGTCACTCCCACTACTTCAGCACGGGGAAGAAGTATCTTTAAGCGTTGGGCCACGGCGTCTCCCACACCGTTGGCGTCTACTCCAACAGCCATAACATCGTAGTTACTTAAAAAGTTAACAATCTGGAAGTACTGTTCCTCCCAGTCATCACCTTGAAGTTCTAACCAGTTAAGGATTCTGTGATCAAAAAAGCCGAATTCATCAGGGCGATCCCAGTCGACCCAGACAACGGTAACAACGGTTGAGTCCATCTTTCGAGCAGGGTCGACTCCAACAACAACGGGTGTTTGGTGCCAGGCACGTACAACTTCTTGAGAAGTGTCGCCCAATTCATCCATGATTGAACTGGTAACAAACATACCTCTTTCTAGCAACCACTTGCAATTATAGGACATCTGAAATTCATCAGAATCCTCACCGATCTTAAGCATTTCTTGCTTAATGAACTTGTGATAATCAGGGTTTACCTTTGCAACATCACGCCAGTCCCACTGGTAATGATTTTGTCTTCTTCCTCTTCCAGTCTGCTCTCTTTTATTGAGCTGAATGGATTGGTAAAAGTTGTTTTTACTAGTGGTTGGAGTACCTGTCTTAACCATAGTACCAGCATAATACGCCATCATAGGAGCAATAGACTTTTTTACAATAAAGTCATCTGCTTCTTGGCACTCATCAATAATCACTAGATGGAATGACTTAGATTCAATCTTTGCACGAGGGTTAGCAGTCATCATAGAAATAGATGATCCAAGACGCTTTAATTTAATCATCTTAGTTACGCCACCAACTCGAGCAGCACTATCATCAATCTCTGGGTCTCCTAAAACTGCTTGAGCTCCCTCAGAAGTCAAGCGAGATACAGTACGGCTAAATAAAGTTTCAGCCTGAGATTCTGTAGGAGCAAATAGCCCTACCCAAATACCATTCTTAAACTTACTCAATAGATCTGGGTACATTTTGGAGAGTAAAGGAAGAAGAACCATTAAAGTAGCTACTGTATCAGCTACTGTTTCAGACTTACCTGACTGACGAGAAGCCAAAGCAGTGATAGTATCGCCATCACCTAAAATTACAGATTCCATAATTCGTCTAGCTAATGGCTTCTGATATACGTGTAAATCATGACCAACTAGAGCAACCATAAATCTCATCATTTTATCAATTAGAGAGGATACAAACTCTTTAGTAAGTTGGTCTACACCTTCTTCTTCTTGAAAGACATCTTCTGGATGTTCTTCAAGATAGAACTCTGGGTCAATTTCTTCAAACTGTTCTTCATCAAATTGATCTTTAGTCATTTGTTATCCGTTTCTTAAGCTCTCTAGTGATGGCTAATAGTGCTTCAGCGCCCATCTCTGCTTCAGAAAGAGAGTCAATATTGCGGTCACGTTGATGGTGGGTCAGTTCTTTACCAATTACATAAAGCGCATTTTCTGCCCACATAATTAACTCAGAGGTCCCAATCTTCGATACTCGTTGCTCGAGCTTGGTAGGCTGGTGGGACCCATCCTTCTTGAAAATCTTCATCTGCTAATACTCGTCCTTGCATTGCGTTATTAAGTGCGGTTTCTTCATCAGGTTGTGTTCCAGTCCATTTACCTAATACTAAAGCTTTATGGTTAGGTAAACGGATAATCAGTGGTGCAGAAGTTCTAAATGGTTCCTCAATTTCTTGAGTCCATCCCCTAACGTATACTTTCCATCCCCATTTTACTGGGAAATCTATATATTGTACGAATCTAGTTTGTCCGAGTTGGTGTACTTTTGGCATTCTTATCTTTGGTTAGGGTTCTTTCCGCCTTTGGCTGCAGAAGTATTTCTCATAGGATTAAGTCCAGCTTGTTTCATTCCAGACTTAGTAGCTCGTGCGTAAGTACGTTGACGAGTTGCAAGTTTTCCAGTCTCTGTGCGGAATTTACGCTCAGTCTTACCGCCAAACTCACGAGTACCTCCACCAAGTTCCGAAGGAATAGTGTGGGTAAACTTACGTCCTGAAAAGTTAGCGTATCTAACCTGGGCAGTTCTAGCAATAATGTAAATCTGTTGACGGGCAGAATCATCTACCAAAGAGACATCTGCTGGACCACGAGGTTTGGCTAAAAATAATCCATCAGCACCTTGGTACTGATTCTTCTTATTTAACCAAGGACGTCCTTTAGAAATAGAGCCCTTGAAGTTTAGCCATTCACCAGGGCTTACATCATAATAATTATAAAGAGTTCCATCACGAAATAGTACTGTCATCTTTCCTTTTTGCTGATCTCTAGGATTTCTCCTTGTACCAACGTATGGTAGATAACCTGCAGCTACTGTTCTAGGACGTAGAGCATTTGTAGAAGAAGTAGGCATGTCTGTTAAAGGAACTGGAGATGCGTCATATGGAGTTTCAGCTACACTGCTGTTAAAGAAGCTATCTTGAGGATCTTGCTCATATGATTGACGGCTATTTAGTAAATCAGCGTATTCATCATGACTAACAGAGTTGGGTCCTTTGACCATTTCCTGGTAATCAGTTTCAGAGTATGGGTTATATTGAGGGAAATTATATGCGTTATTACTACGAAGTCTTTGAACTCCTATTTGGGCTTTTAAGTTAGAAATAGCTTGTGCATCATAGCCTGTAATGCCAGACATTCTGTTAGCCATACTTCTCCTTAAATAAATAACCCTGCTACCAGTTTATTAGTAGCAGGGTTATTTAGTGGGCTAATTATTAGCTGTTTGCAGCCCAAGGGGTGATAGTGATTGCAGCACCGACAGCGATGTTGCCAGAACCAGCGGTAATGCTCTGGGTCTTGATGGTTGCAGGAGTACCAAATACGGTACCAGTTCCTGAGCTGAGAACGGTAGTTGCGTTCGAGGTGAACTTAACCTGGTTGGTGCTAGCATTGCCAGTAACAGTCCAGGTACCGTCAACGGTTCCAGTCGAGGAGATGGTAATCTTGGTGCCAATTGGGTAAGCAGCGGTAGCACCAGTAGCGGTGATGGTTACTTCAGCATTGCCAGCAGTACGAGCGATGTTGGTGATGCTCTTGTTAGCATTGGTTGCACCAGCAGCAGTAGTGATAGTGAACTCTGAGTCAGTCAGAGTGTCAACTGCATCTGCGGTTGCCTGTCCTAGTACATTAGGAACTACTACATAAGCTACTCCACCAGTGAAAGCGCCATCATCATTTGGGCTGTACTGTGGGTAACCATTGTAAGCAGTTTCAGCAATTACGTGGTTGTCCTTGGTGTAGTCAAGGTTGGTTCCACCATTGTCACGACGTACATCGTTAGGCTGTAGAGGGAAATTACCCCATACAAAGTCAACCTGAACGTTGCCGCTAGTGTCTACGGTGTGACCGTCTTGGTTAGCAGTGCCAGCACCGCTAATGAATGTGCCATTTCCTAGGCTCATAATCTTTTTCTTTCTCTAGAGTTTTTTGTTACTTTCCCGTGCACTGGGAAACCTATTCAGTTTCAGACTCACACTCATGTGTGTCTAGTTGATCCTCATAAAGGATCTCTCCGCAGTATTTACATCTAAATATGCGGATATCGTCTAGTGCTTCGTGTAAGGAGTCGGGGTAATTCTCTTCATAAGCTCTGGGATTCGAAGCAAATATCTCTGCTGGGAAAGGTCCCCTAGGGCTTGTATAGCCGTTTGGGACTGCGTGTCCCTGAACGGCAAACTTGCGGATAAGTCCCATTAGACTGTTGTAGACTCTGTGGTCTTCTTTGAAGACTTAGTTGTTTTTGGAGGTTCTACTACAACTGGGGAAGGAATGTTTAGCTGACCAGAGTTCTTTAATTTTGAAAGAAAATTAGGTAAATGTGAAGAACAGTAGTAAAGAGTAATAGAGTCACTAATTGAATAGTTATACTTAGCTTCTGTAGCACAGTTTGAACATGTAATCATACAAATCCTTGTTACTTAGTCTTTTTTGCTGGTGTTAAAGGATTAACTTTTAGAGAGAATCCATCGTGGCTGTAGTCAAACCCTTGCTTGCCATAAGTTTTTTGAAGAGTATTGAGTGTTGCTTGACGAGCTTTATTTTTTGATTCAATCTCAAGAAGATTTCTTTCGTGTTTTTGTTGGTCACGTTGAGAATCAAAGTGGTTTTGAAGAGCAAGAGCGTGAAGATTAGTAATAGCGTCAAACTTTTGGCCAATACCGTGGCTAAGGTGACGGCCACCCTTAAGGATAGCTCCAGCTAATCCGTAATTGCCAAGACTTCCTGCCATGGTTATTCCTTACTGTCTAATTCTTCTTCTAAATTTTCGAAACGTTTAACGCCTTCTTCTAGTCTGGCATCAATTTCTACTAATTTGTTCTCAATTCGTTTAACGGCGTCTTTTATGGATGAACCGCCATTATGTTTTAGCTCGCCTTCTACGGCACGCATACGCTCCAACATACCTGGAACTGGTGGGTGGATAGAGTCTCCTGGCTCACCAAACCAGTCTTTCATAAAAAGATCTACTGAGGAAGTGATCCTTTTATAGGTAACTACTACAGGAGTAATAATTTTCCACAAAATGCCAAAAGCTCCTCCTACTGCAATGATTGCAGCAGACCATGCCAAAATAACTTCAGGAACCATTTTATGTTACTTACTTACCCTATTACCGCCGCCAAAACCTTCACTGTTTTGACGACCCCTACGAGCCCACAATTTAACACTAGGCTCTTCTTTTGATTTTGCATGTTTAACAGGAGAAGCCACTGACTCCAAAGATGCTAGAAAAGTAGCCTTCATGCTACCTTGTCTATTATTTGGGGCCAGTGGCTTCCTCTTAATCATTAGGCCTTGCTAGCCTCTGTTACTGGGTTTGGGATGTGGTCATCGTCGTCAGCTAGAAGCTCGGAGAAATCTCCAAAGTCCTCGAACTGTACGGTGTCCTCAGCGGACTCCTTTACAGCCTGTGCGATGTCCTTGTTGTCAGCTGCAGCCTTAGCTACTGCTGCACGGAATCCCTTTTCGATGTCTTCGTTTGAGATGTCTGCATCCCACGCAAGCTGAACACCGAAA